GGACACACGAGCAGATATTGGCGTATATCCACTATTACAATCTGGAAATGCCACCGATTTATGAATGGAAAAACGGTTATCTCTGCGGCACGCATCCATGGCCAGCAAGACAGTGGACTGGGAGCGTGGAAAATGCATGGGCAGAAATCTACGAGATTGACAGCTCCATTGTAACCGAGGCCGCAAAGCATATCCAGAGCGCAAAAGATTTTCTGGAAAACCTTGAATAAATACGCTGACATTTGATAGCACTTGTAAGCGGTTGTTTGCAGGCTGTCTTTTTGCTATTTGCAGATAGCATATATATCATACATCAATCGTTCCTCCAATAAATTACAGGAGGACACGAACATGGAAATAACCACAATGAAACTGGCTGACATTATTAAGCCGGAAAAGAATGTCAGAATCCATACCGAACAGCAGCTGAAGGAGTTTCAACGTAGCGTGAAGATGTTCGGACAGATCCGTCCCATTGTTGTTGACGAGAACAACATCATTCTGGCGGGAAACGGTCTGTACGATACACTTATTGCTATGGGGAAAGAAACAGCAGATGTATATCGGTATGACAATCTCACTGAAAATCAGAAAAAGAAGCTGATGATTGCCGACAATAAGATTTTCAGCTTGGGTATTGAGAACTTGGAAACACTGAACAGCTTCTTGGAGGACCTGCAGGGGGATTTGGATATCCCCGGCTTTGACGAAGAAATCTTAAAGCAGATGGTCTCCGATGCTGAGGATATTACAGATAAGCTCTCCGAATATGGAACGCTTGATGATGAAGAAATTCAGAATATCAAGGAAAACGCTGAAAGGAAAGAGCAGCAGATACAGAAAATTGAATCAGGACAGGAGCTGGTGCCACAATCGGCGGTTCCGTCACAGCAGGATTCAGAAGGAGGCAGTGAGGAAACCACCGAAGCAAGAAAATTCGTCATCTGCCCAAATTGCGGAGAGAAGATATGGCTATAAAACGATGTCCGGCCAGCATTGATGTTGTAGAGGCAGCAAAAATCAGAATCCGGAATGTATTTCGGAATGGCCTGCCGGTATATATGTCCTTTAGCGGTGGAAAAGACAGTTTGTGCCTGTCGCAGCTCGTAATGAATCTGATACAGGCAGGAGAAATCAACCCGGCACAGCTGACTGTGCAATTTATTGATGAAGAAGCCATATTCCCATGTATGGATGAAAAGGTAAGGGAATGGCGAAAGAAATTTATGCTTGTTGGAGCAAAGTTTGAGTGGTTCTGCTTAGAGGTGAAACACTACAACTGCTTTAATGAGCTGTCCAATGATGAAACTTTTATTTGTTGGGACAGATATAAAAAAGATGTTTGGGTAAGGCAGCCGCCGTCATTCGCAATCCGAAATCACCCACTGTTGAAATCACGTACAGATGCGTATCAGGATTTTCTTCCAAGGATATGTTCTGACGGATTAACGATAACCGGGATAAGGACAGCGGAATCGGTTCAGAGATTACAGAATGTGGCAATCATGCTGAAAGCTGGGAACACTGCAACGAATAAACACCAGGTATTTCCTCTGTATGACTGGACCAATAATGATGTTTGGCTTTACCTTCTTCGGGAAAAGGTAGACATACCAGAAATCTATTTATTCCTGTGGCAGTCCGGTACACGAAAAGGACAGCTTAGGGTATCACAGTTCTTTTCGGTTGATACCGCCAAAAGTCTTGTGAAAATGAATGAGTATTATCCTGACCTTATGGAGAGGATAGTCCGCCGGGAACCTAATGCATATCTCGCCGCTTTATATTGGGATAGTGAAATGTTTGGGAGGAGCACAGCAGCCAGAAAGCAAAACGAGAAGGAAGAAGCGGAGAAAGATTATAAGTCTGCTCTTCTGGAATTGTTTTCTGACATGGGTGGTAATTTTCAAACAAAACACAAGAGATATGTTGCAGAACGATACAGGAAATTCTTTATGAGCGTTTCTGCCATTGTAGACAATAAAGACTGCAAAGCGATTTATGAAGGGCTCATTTCCGGAGATCCAAAGCTACGGTCGTTCCGGGCATTATACCAGCGGATATATGGTAAGTACATCACAGAAGCCAAGAAGAAGGAGGGAATGCAAAATGGACAGTAAGATGATAAGTCCTCTTGATACTCTCCAATGGGTAGACAGGGGCGTGATAAAGCCAAATAATTACAACCCGAACAAAGTATCGAAACAAAATTTGGAGCTGTTGAAGCAGTCCATTTTAACTAATGGATGGACGTTGCCGATTGTGGTAAGACCGGATTTTACGATTATTGATGGATTCCATCGTTGGACTGTTGCAGGAGAAGAGCCTCTGGTGTCCATGTTGGAAGGAAAGGTACCGGTTGTTATTGTAGAGCATAAAGACAAAGCCGGAAATATTTATGGTACAGTAACCCATAACAGGGCAAGAGGTACACATCTGCTGGAGCCTATGAAAGCAATCGTTAAGGAGCTGATGGGCGAAGGTAAGACGGTAGAAGAAATTGGAAAGCAGCTCGGAATGAGACCGGAAGAAATCTTCCGTCTTTCAGAATTTTCAAAAGAAGACTTCCTGAGAATGATGATTAAGACGAATCAGGACTTTTCAAAAGCGGAGTTTATAACGAAGATTTAATGATAAATCAATAAATATGCGCGAGAGCCACACATCAGGGAGCATATGCTCCCTTTTTGTGTTCCCACGATTGCAAAAACGAATAGAAGAGAGGTGGTGATATGCCGAGGGCACCGAGCGAAAAAATGATTGAAGCCGAAAAGTTGTTTAAAGATGGCATGGCAATGGTGGAAATAGCAAAAAAATTGGAAGTTTCCGCTGGTACTGTTCGTAGCTGGAAGAACAGATATGGATGGGGCGATAAGTCAAAAAAAAACAAACGCAACGTTGCGAAAAAAGACGGTAAAAAAATTGCAACGTTGCAAAAGAAAAAGAAAGGCGGTCAGCCTGGAAATCAAAATTCTAAAGGGGCATCTAAAGGCAAGGGAAACCCAAAGCCAGTACCACCACCCGATATGACAAAACATGGCGGATATGTGCCGGTGTTCATGGATGCTCTGAATGAAGATGAACAGGGACTCGTTGCAATGGTTCCAGAAGATACAGAACTGCAGCTCATGGAGCAGATACAGCTTTTTTCTATTCGGGAGCGAAGAATTCTCAAAGCAATTAATAAATACCGAGAACAAAATGGGGATGTTGCAGTTGCTGACGTTACCAGGTTTGAGGACAAAAGAGCTTTTAAGGATAAGGAGGAAGAGGAAGAATATGATAGGCGCCAGAAGATAAAGGTTGATAAGGGAGATATTCTTCCGGGTAAGTCCTACAGCATACAGACACATACCTCAAACAAGGATATGATCATAGCAAGGCTTGAGCAGGAACTTTCCACCATTCAAAGCAAAAAGACAAAGGCTATCGAAGCATTATCAAAATATAGAATGGAAAAGGCGAAAATCAAAAATGAGAACGCTGGCAACAAAGCGGTTGACGATTGGATTACAGCTGTTCTGGGGGAAGAGGTGGAGAACTATGAATAAGAATTCACGAGCTTTACGCAGGCGGTTCTTCCAAAAGAAGATTCCAGAGTACCGCAAGGATCCCGTTCTGTTTGCTCAGGAGGTATTGAAGTTCGGACCGGATGAATGGCAGAAGGATGCTCTGATGGATTTAGCAGAAAATCCGAAGGTTGCAATCAAATCCGGACAGGGTGTTGGAAAGACAGGTTTAGAGGCGGTGGCTTTACTGTGGTTTCTTTGCTGCTATCCATATCCGAGAATTGTAGCAACCGCTCCAACCAAACAGCAGCTGCATGATGTGTTGTGGTCTGAAATTAGCAAATGGATGAGCAAGTCTCCTTTGCTCTCAGAAATCCTTAAATGGACCAAGACATATATTTATATGGTTAACAACGAAAAGCGTTGGTTTGCAGTGGCCAGGACTGCAACGAAGCCGGAGAATATGCAGGGATTCCACGAGGATAACACCAAGAGTTTGAGTGTGTTATACATGGTTATACAAAGCCGATTAAAATAAGGCTTTTTTCATGTTGCTTAATACATGACGATACATAAATATTGAAAAAATGGTGTCAATTTTGGTGTGTTTGGTGTCATGATAAAGGTTTTTCGGAGAAATTAAAAAAAGTGCTTGACAAGGTTTTTGATGAAATTTGTTATTCTGTATTTTTCTTTCCATGTATTTTGAAAAATGAGGTGCTTTATTTATCATCTGCTATTATGTGTTCCCCAAGAAGTCGAAAAAGGCAATTTGCTATAATATTTATACAGTTTTATAAATCGCAATATAGGAAACGGAAACAAAGAAACATATCAAAGTTAGGAGGTTTTACAGATGGCAGCAGGAACATATCCGAAAGCAAGGAAGAAAGCCGATACAATAATAACCTTGTCAGATAAGAGGCTCTTAGACATGGAGGAATTCAGTATTTATGCAAGCGTTGGTATCTGTACGGCAAGAGAATTGGCAAAGACAGCTGGATCAGTATTTAGATGTGGCAATAGGGTACTCGTAGACCGTAAAAAATTTGACTGCTGGTGTGATGAACACACTGAAGCATAGAAAAATGAAAGGAGATTTAAAATGGCAACACCTATTATTCATGATGAACAGAGGGTAATGGAAATGAACAGGACACTCCAGGAGTATGGTATTGTACCTGGAGAAGCAACCAGAAGCCAAAAGGAAATGGCAGACTGTATAGCACAGAAAACGAGTGAAGCATTAACAGAATTGAGAAGAAATGGAGGAAAAATGTAATGGCAAACTATGATCAGATGGCGGCAGCAGTAAATGAACTGTCAGGCGGCAAGAATATTGTTCTGCTGGATGACATTGGGATTCCGTCTATTTATGTGAAAATTCCCAAAGGAAAGATATCTGGACTTGTGACAGGAGGGAGTGAAAACATCCATCCGGCATTTAATGTTGATGGGGTGGAAAAGGCGGTTTTCTATTACTCCAAGTATCAGAACGTGATTGAAAATGGAAGGGCATATTCGCTGGCACACAGAGACCCGGCAAACTCTCTGAATTTTGACGCTGCGAGACAGGCGTGCGAAGCAAAAGGACCTGGTTTTCATCTTGCCACATTGTCTGAATGGGCCTACCTTGCCTTGTGGTGCCGTAAAAATGGCTCTATGCCACATGGAAATAACAATTATGGCAAAGATACCAGTTACGCTTACGAAGTGGGCGAGGAATCCGCAAAAGACAGTGGACGGACTGGAAGATGCTTTACTGGTTCCGGCCCTAATACATGGAATCATAACTGGCAGAGTGATGGTATCTGCGATTTGAATGGTAATGTATGGGAATGGAATGCAGGAATGCGACTGGTGGATGGGGAAATCCAGATTATTCCATACAATAATGCGGCTATGGGCAGTGAATGCGATATGTCCCCGACATCTACCCTGTGGAAAGCAATCAAAGCAGATGGAACATTGGTTGCTCCCGGTACAGCTGGAACTTTGAAGTGGGATTGGGTTTCTGGAAAAATTCAGCTTACAAGTGGCGCCGTTACATACAAGACAGATGCCGGGCAGGGTATTCAGTACAAAGATATGACATTGGCAAGCGGTCTGACAGTTCCGGAGCTGGCAAAGATTTTACTGCTTTATCCAGATGAGCCGGGTGGTGATTATGGCGGTGATTATCACTGGTTTAACGCTGTCGGAGAGCGGTTGCCGATTTGCGGCGGCGGGTGGGGCAACACTTCTAACGCGGGCGTCTTCGGCGTCTATCTGAGCAATCCCCGCTCGTACGTGCGCTGGTACATCGGTTTCCGCTCCGCTTTTGTTGATCTGTAATCTGCTGCACTGTGTTCTGACAGAGCCTGCGATAGCAGGCTCTATATATAAAAAATATCAGGAGGAAAAAGAGTGCTATGGAAAAAGAAAATGCATTTATGTTACCAGAGGATTTCTTTGAAAGGGATGAAGTGATTCAGATTGAGGGTTTGCAGGGAGGGGGTATTTTTCTTAATATCTTGCTCAAGCTCCATGTAAAATTTGCTGGGAACGGTGGAAGAATTGCGGTAGATGATGCGGAAGTATCTGCAGAGCAGACACTGTCATTGATTGCCAGCACAACAAGAAACAGCCTGGTTAATGCAAGGAGAGCTGTAGAGCTGTTTCTTGACAGGGGATTTATGGAGGAAAGAAATGGATTTTTGTATCTGACTGAAATACCGCTTTGCGCCAAGGGCGAGAAAGGCGGTGCAGGAGGTGGCGAATAGAAGGATGTTTAGCCTTGATGTTGTAGATACAGATGATTTTGTGGAATTACCAATAGCAGCTCAGGCATTATATTTTCATCTTGGAATGAGAGCGGATGATGATGGATTTGTATCAAGTCCAAAGAAAATCACAAAAATGGTAAATTGCACGTTGAAAGACTTGAATACGCTAATAGAAGCAGGTTATCTGATTCCGTTTGAAAGCGGTGTGGTGGTTATCCGGGATTGGAAGGTAAATAACTATATTCAAAAGGACAGATATACACCTACAAGGAATCAGGATGAAAGGCGGAAGATTACGGAGCGGAACAGGGTGTATATAGTGATTGAAAGTCAAATAGAAGAATAGGCGGAAGGCCTTGACTGCTGCAACAGTATCCTTCCGGTAAGGAGGCGGCAGCAGTGTCAAATGAGGAAATTGTTGAACAGATACAGAAGGGCATAGATGTAACGACAAATCAGGAGAGGCTCTGGCAGAAAAACAAGGGCTTTGTGGTGCGGTGTATTAAAAAGTATGTGGGCAGTTGTAGTGACCAGGATTTCAATGATTTTCTGCAAGAAGGATTTATCGGTTTGGTGGAGGCTGCCCATTCGTTCGATATTGGGAAAGAGGCGAAATTTCTGACCTATGCGGCGTACTATATCCGAAAATCTGTTTATCGTTACAATGGCTTGAATACCTATATGGTGCGTGTTCCGGAATACCTTAAAACAAGAATGAGAAATCTGGCGGCATTTAAGCAGGAATACAGAGAGGAATTCCACAGAGAACCGGATTCGGAGGAAATACTGAATGCTCTCCACATTTCCCACCGTTCCCTGTGTCACTTGGAGAAAACCATGCTGAATATGAGCACCAAAAGCCTTGATGAATACATATCGGATGATGGAGGTACCAGTCTCCTTGATCTGCTCTCATCAGATGAAAAGGTGGATGCTCTGGCCGGAGGCAGTGAATACCAAAGGGAGCTGCATGAAGAACTGGAGGCGGCTCTTTCCCTTTTGGATGATAAAACAGCTCTGATGATAAGGTGTGCATATTACCAGCGGAACAATTACAACAAGACCGCTGAAATATTTGGGTGCAGCAGGCAGGCGGTTGATGAACGCATAAAGAAAGGTTTTTACAAAATACTCCATTCAAAGCACAGGAAAAGGCTGGAAAGCTTCATGTGGGAGGGTTATCATGTGAATCCCCGGCGCCTGAGTGATTATGCGGACATGGAGGAAATTGACAATTTGGGCAGTGAGTTTCTGCTCTAAGGCAGGTGATGGGGAATGAAATACTTTTATGATTATTTTGCAAGGCAATACCGAGAGGGTAGAAATGGCAAGCTGCTCCCTGCTCCCGCTGCCATATTCCAGGGCATTAAGCCGGAGGATGTGAAGAGTTGCTGGAGAGCATTGAAAAATTCATTTGCAGGCTATCGTGAGGGCAGGAATACGGAGGCATTAAAAAGGCTTCTTGGAGAATACCGGGAATATGTTTCCAGCTGCCATGATGAACATGCGAAGGATAGATATAACGCTTTTGTTTATCGGTATATGGTGGAGGTCCATGTCGGCAGCCAGACGATAGCTGCAAAACTGGGAGTAGTAAAGGAAACTGTTTTTAACTATATTGACAGGTGCATTGATGAAATGCTGATGCTCTGCATGGGGATACTGGCAGCAGCGGATCTGCCAGAGGATAAAGAGGCTATCGTCTGCATGCTGATACAGTGCAGCAGGCTTTTTAATTGCATGACAGGAGATTATGTTTTTCGTTTGTTTTCCGGAAAAAGGGAGATGGCAGCAGTTGGACAGGGAAGGCAGCTTACAAAGGATATTATGAAACAGTTTGCAGATGCGGTAAGGGCATATTCTGAATATTGCAATGATAAACATACCCGTATCGATACCGACATCAGGAAAGCGGAGATATTGGAGAAATGCCTTGCTGGAGTTCCTGCTGCTGCCATTGCTGAAAAATACGGCTGCTGTGAAAGTACGGTCTATGCAGATATTCGGGAGAATGAGAGGAGACTGGCGGCTATGCTGTTTGATGTGGAAGGAGGTGCTGCAGATGGCGGCAAAGGTAAAAGATAAGCTGACACCGGAAGGAAAGAAATTCCTTGAAGCAATGAAAGAGGTTGCTGATTTGGAAGTCCGTATTGGTTTCCATGCAGGCGAAACAGAGCATGAAGGGGTTGACCTTTGCGAGATAGCAGCATACAACGAGCTGGGAACTGCGAATATTCCTTCAAGGCCGTTTATGCGGGACAGCGTGGATAACCACATGGATGAGCTTGGCAATGAAATAGCGGGGTGGTGTAAAAAGATAGTAAATGGGCAAATGAAGGCTCATGAATTGATGATGAATATAGGCATGATGCAAAAAGGTCTGATGCAGGAAGAGATTGCAAGGGGAAGTTTTGTACCAAATTTTCCAGCGACTATCAAGAAGAAAGGCTCTGACAAACCTTTAATAGATACTGGAATCATGAGAAGTTCTGTTAATTATCAGATAGTGGAAAAGGGCAGCATGGATGATTAGCAAGAAATAAAGCTATGGGGTGTATTGGTCAGATATGCCCTGTTTTGGCATTTTGAAGGCAAAGGCATATAAAACTATTCTTGGATGTGGTGTTGTGGCTTACAGAGGTCAAAAGAGAGAGCATGAGGCAGAAGATAAAAAGCCTGCTGCCTTGTGGGAAAGGAGGAGATGCGGCAGCAGTATTTTATAAACAAATTCTTGCAGGAGCAGGGTGGAGAGTGATTTCATCTTGCTTTTTTGCTTTTAGAAACAACTGCTGACATTTGCTGTCAATTGACAGCGGATTGCGGACAAATGACAGCAAATGACAATGTATTTTCAGGAGAAAGGCTAAAAACGGGACATTTTGAGGACTTTTGTTCGGACATATGGTGGACATCTGTCAGGACAGTTGTCATGGGAGGATATGGGATAAGGAACGCAGGCAAGCTCGCCGAAGCTGCCGGAGGCTAGACTGAATATGATGCGAAACCGCATAAAATAAGGCTTTAAGGGCATGTATCCATTTTGTATCCATTCTGTATACAGACCTGTATACATTTTGTATCCACAGTATAGTATAGATAAGATTAGATTAGTATAGATAAGTTAAGTATATATTATTATTGCTCGGAGTTATAACCTGCTACGCAGTTTATCCTCCAAGCCGGAACTAGAAAATCCTCTGATTGATGATTATTTGATTATGGTTTTCAGATGGTCAGGAAAGGACTGCTGCATTATGTGAATACTGATGAGCCTATCAGCTGATCCGATGGCGGTGTGGTTCGGTATCTTCCTGGCGGGATATGGAGAAATGGCAGAAGAAACGAATGCCAAATACATGTTCTGTGCAATCACAAAGAGGATATGGGCCATTTATCAAAACATTCTACTTTGTGGGAAATAAAAACGGATAGAGAGCGTTCGCTTTTAAGAAAAACAAAAAACGAAACAAATGCAACGTTGCAATCCCCGACAGTTCAAAATAAACAGGCGAGCGGAAGGGGGCGAAAAGCCTGCAATACTGCTATTTTGAAGACTTTACAACTGCTGCCCTCTGCCAGAACTAAAGCGAACGCTTGCTTTCCCACGGAACGAAAAACAAATAGAGCGTTATTGCAACGTTGCAATTCTCCACGGAAGGAAGACGAATGGGCAGAAAGCCTTGCAAAACAGCCGTTCCGTGAAGCCGTGCAACTGCTGCCAAAAGGCAGAAAATACTAAACATTTGCATTCCCACGAAACACAACACAAATGATTGCAACGTTGCAAAAGGCAGAGGGTAGCCTGTGGCACACGGAAGGGCTTTATTTTGAAAATTTATGAGCAAAGACGATTATTTTATCATTCAGCATTACAAAGTGGCTGTATGGGCAAAATAGGAGGATTGTAGAAAGCTACTGTTGGAAAAAGGTGTTGTTTGGCGTTGGCTCAGGTTGTATAATGGGAAACGGAGAGCAAAGGGGGAATGTGCCATGAAGAGAGAAACAACTCCAATCAGAGTGACAGATAAGATTATGGAATTGTGCAGCGGGATAGTGCTGGATGCGGTACCGGAATATGTTCCTGTCGCAGTACAGGAGTGGAGCCGGCTCAGGGAATGTTTTCCCAATGTGGAGCATATGGTCCAGGAGCATGGCGGGCAGCAGATTAATGGTTGGGCAATCTGGCAATGGGCGAATATCCTTGTAGAGGCTGAGGCTCATTCTGTGTGGCGAAGTCCAGAAGGTGAGTTGGTGGATATTACACCCCATGACAATGGGGAAAGGGAAATTCTATTCCTGCATGATGCTGGCATGGTGTATTCCGGGCAGAGCATAGGGAATGTAAGGCTTGCCATCACCGGATCACCGCTGGCTGCTGAATTGGTAGATCTCGGCGATAAGATAGATGCGGTCATGTGCAGTTATAAGCCAGGAACGGAAATTCCGCTTTCGAAGCTACGGCGCCGACTGCTGCCCCTAAAGGAGCGGAGGGAGGCAATCGTGGGGATGCTGAACCAGAAAGCCGGCAGGAATGACCCTTGCCCATGCCAGTCGGGATTAAAGTACAAGAAGTGTTGTGGGAGGTGAAAAATTATGATGTTTGAAATATTGAATATATTTACTGGTATCATGACATCTGTTGGGGCATCTCTAACCTTGGTAATTTTTAAAACTATTTTTGATAAAAAGCAGAATCAGCAAGAGGCAAAAGAAATTCAAGAGGATGCGGATAAAATTATAGGTGATGCATTCAAAAGTGATGATGTAATTGACTTAATGCTAAAAAACGTTCGTGAATTGAGAGAGTATTACATAATCAGCAAAAGACAGGCAACAAATGCGTTTTCTGCTTCTCTGATAGTCTGTTTTTTAGGGTTTATTGTTTATATTGCGGGTATTGCAGTATTTGTTATATCTGGAGAAAATGCACTGTTGTTAACCACCATATCAGGAACAATAGTCGAAGTAATTTCCGGGTTGTTTTTCTGGCTTTATAGACATGCAATTAAGCAGC